AAGATGATAAAAAGCATATGAGTATGCTTGAAGATTTCTTCTTACCACGTAGAGAAGGTGGAAGAGGAACAGAAATCACCACGCTACCAGGCGGCGAAAATTTAGGACAAATAGATGATATTATATACTTTCAAAAAAGGTTATATAAAGCATTAAACGTTCCTATGAATCGATTAGAACAAGAGGCTCAATTCTCGTTAGGCAGATCTTCAGAGATCACCAGAGACGAGGTTAAGTTTAAAAAGTTTATTGATCGATTAAGAAAAAGGTTTTCAGATCTGTTTTTACAGCTTCTTAAAACTCAATTACTTCTAAAAGGTATATTGACTGAACAAGATTGGGCGCAATGGAAAGAATCTATTGCATTTGATTTTATTGAAGACAATTACTTTGCAGAGTTAAAAGAGTCAGAGATGTATAAAGAAAGGTTTGAAATGCTCGGAAGCTTAGACGAGTTTATGGGTACTTTCATATCAAAAGAGTGGGTTCAGAAGAATATTCTACGATTCAACGATGATGATATTGAAACTATGCAACAACAAATTGATGATGAAGAGAAAGCAGGAGAGCTTGATATGCCAGATCCGGAAGATCCGAGATTTGGATAATATCAAGAACTTTATACGTATAAATATATAACACAGGATTAAATAATGGAAGTTACAGATATAATTAAACAAGTGAATGACGGTGACAATGTGAACGCAAACAAATCGTTTGACACTGTAATGGGCACAAAGCTAAAAGATGCTTTGGATGCCAAAAAAATAGAGCTTGCCAGTAGTATGATCGACAGAAAAGTTTCAGTCGAAGAACCTACAGAGCAAGAGTAATACGGAGATAACTCATGAAGTTAATTTCAGAGTATACAGATAGTAATATCCAAAATTATGTTACCGAAGATAAAAAAGGTAACAAAAGCCACGTCATAGAAGGCGTGTTTATGCAGGCCGATAAGAAAAATCGAAATGGCCGTGTATATGAAAAAAAGATTCTAGAGTCAGCTGTTAACAAATATGTTAAAGAGCAGGTGGCAACTGGTAGAGCGGTTGGTGAGTTAAATCACCCAGAAGGACCGACTATCAACCTGGATAAAGTTTCTCACAAAATTACTGACCTCAAATGGGAAGGAAATAATGTTGTGGGTAAGGCATCAATACTTAATACACCTATGGGTAATATCGTTAGCGGTTTACTTGAAGGTGGGGTTAAGCTTGGTGTATCAAGTCGTGGTATGGGAAGCCTTGTGCAAAAAAATGGTGCTAGTTACGTGAATGGTGACTTTATGTTATCAACAGTAGATATAGTCCAAGACCCTTCAGCTCCAGAGGCATTTGTCAATGGAATTATGGAAGGTAAGGACTGGATATGGGATAACGGCATATTGGTTGCGCAAGACATTGAATTAATTGAGACTGAAATAAAGACTGCAAAGAATATCAACTCTTCGGATGTTGAGATACGAGCCTTTAAGAATTTCCTCTCGAAACTTGTAAATAAATAATCCGAGGAGGATAACGACATGTCAGAAGACGTAAATAACGCTGAAGAACTGTCAATTGATGAGCAAGCTTCTGAAGTAAGCGAAGAGCAACTAAACGATGAAAATCAAGTAATCGAAGATGTTGTTGAAGATGCTAACGAGGAAGTTGTTGAATCAACAGAAGAAGAATTAGAAGAAGCTAAAAAGAAAGAAGATGATCTTGAAGAAGATGCTCCGAAATCTGTAGCTACTCCTAAGACTAAAGCTGGTGTAATACAAGCCGCAGTTGATATGTTAAAATCAGCAAAAAAAGAAGACGCACAAAAACTATTTGCAAAAATGGCAGCGATTTCTGAAGATGAAGTAGACGAAGATAACGACCAAGAAGTTGGAGATGCTGATAAAGCATTGAAAGCATCTTTGCCGAAAAAGAAGAATGAATTAAAAGCTAAAGCGAAAGTAGAAGCTCTTGATTTTTCTGATGATCTAGATACTATTATCGCAGAAGAAGCTACATTGAGCGATGGGTTCAAAGAAAAAGCAAGCACAATTGTAGAAGCAGTACTAACAAGTAAATTAGCTGAAACAGTAGAGCGCTTAGAATCTGAATACGTGCAAAACTTAGAAGAAGAAGTTTCTGAAATTCAAGCTTCAATGGTAGAGAAAGTAGATTCATACTTAAACTACGTTGTTGAAAATTGGATGAAAGAAAACGAAGTATCAGTCAGCCAAGGTCTTAGGACTGAGATTGCTGAAGACTTTATGACTTCACTTCAGTCAGTGTTCAAAGAACACTATATTGAGATACCAGAAGGTAAAGAAAACTTGTTAGATGAACTATCTGACCAAGTAGCTGAACTAGAGGAATCTCTAAACAAAACCACAGAAGATAACATCGCACTACACGGAGCTAATCAGTCACATGAGAAAGCTGCTATAGTAAGAGAAGCATCTTCAGGGCTTGCAGAAACCGATGCTGAGAAATTTGCTAAGTTGGTGGAAGATGTAGAATTTGATAACAAAGAAACTTTCGAACAGAAAGTAGCTACTATCAAAGGATCATTTTTCAAAGGCGAAGTAACTGAATCAGTTGACGAAGTAAATAGTATGGCAGGGGAAGATACAGCAGAAATTGTTGAAGTTTCCGATTCCATGTCTAGATACACTCAGGCTATAACTAAATTTAATAAATAATCTAATAGGGGAAAACATAAAATGTTTAACGCAGATTCACAATTAATGGAAAAATGGGGCCCGGTTCTAAACCACGAAGGCGCTCCTGAAATCCAAGACAGATATAAAAAAGCTGTCACAGCAAGGCTTCTTGAAAACCAAGAAATCGCTTTACGTGAAGAACAAGCACAGGCCCAAGGTAACTATATTTCAGAAGCAGCAGCAGCTAATAACATTAGCGGTAGTGCTCCGAATAATATTGGTACTTTTGATCCTGTTCTTATTTCTTTAGTAAGACGTGCCATGCCTAACCTCATCGCTTATGATATCGCTGGCGTTCAGCCAATGACTGGTCCAACAGGACTTATCTTCGCAATGAAATCCAAGTACGCAACACAAGCTGGAACAGAAGCATTCTTTAATGAAGCTGATACAGACTTTTCTGGTACTGGTACTCATCAAGCAGACCCAACCGGTCTAGCTGGTGTAGTAGATGCAGACACTGATGGGTCTATCGCTGATACTGCTGACGTCGTTTCTACTTTCGGTTCTGGTCTAACGACTGCAGCTGCAGAGAGATTGGGTGTTGGTGAATCAGGAGATGGTTCATTCGGTGAAATGGCTTTCACAATCGAGAAAGCTACTGTTACTGCTAAATCAAGAGCTTTAAAAGCTGAGTACACAATGGAACTTGCACAAGATCTTAAAGCAATCCACGGTTTAGACGCAGAAGGCGAACTAGCTAATATCCTATCTACTGAAATCTTATCAGAAATCAATAGAGAAGTTGTTAGATCAGTTCTAAAAACTGCTAAAATCGGTGCTTTACAATCTTCAACTGCAGTATCTGGAGTATTTGATGTCAACACTGACTCAGATGGCAGATGGATGGTTGAGAGATTTAAAGGTCTTATCATGCAACTAGAAAGAGAAGCTAACGTAATTGCTAAAGAAACAAGACGTGGCAAAGGTAACTTTGTTCTATGTTCTTCAGACGTAGCATCAGCTTTAGCAGCTGCTGGACTTTTAGACTACACTCCTGCTTTAAGTGCAAACTTAAACGTTGACGATACTGGTAATACATTTGCTGGTGTTTTAAATGGCAGAATGAAAGTCTATATAGATCCATATGCAACTGTTGATTTCGCATGTGTAGGATATAGAGGTCAAAACCCATACGACGCAGGACTATTCTATTGTCCATACGTTCCTTTAACTATGGTTAAAGCAGTTGGTGAGAATGACTTCCAACCTAGAATGGGATTCAAAACAAGGTACGGCATGATTGCTAATCCTTTTGTAGCTATTGATGGAACTATCGGAGCCGATAGAACTAACCAATACTTCAGAATCTTCAGAATTGACGACATAATGGTGTAAATCATTAGTTAATTCTAATTCGACTAAAGGGGTGCTTCGGCGCCCCTTTTTTTGTATACTAGCTTTTTAAATCATATAAATAATACCATGGCATTAACAACTAATAAGAACTTTCTTAGCCCAGTAGGTTTTGGGTTTAAAATTGACACTACCGAATTTCCAAATTTGGAATACTTCTGCACAGCGGTTACATTACCAGGAATTACTTCCGGTGATACCACTCTTCCTTATAGAGGGGTTAACTTAGCTATGAGTGGAGATAGAATGAACTTTGATGATTTATCCATTAGGTTTAATATAACCGAGAACATGGAAAACTATACAGAAACATTTAATTGGATGCATAATCTAATTCAAAAGAAAGATGCCGATAAGAACTATAAGAATGACGCAACGTTATTAATCTATAGTTCACATAACAATGTCAATCAGGAAATAAAATTCTATGATGTATTCCCAGTACAATTAAGCTCAGTAGAGTTTAACGCCCAGGGTACAGACATAGAATATTTACAGGCGGACTTAGTCCTTAAATATACCTCGTTTGAATTTGCAACCATAGGAGGCGTAACTCAAACTCCCCCTAACTCAGGATCCGGCGGGGGCAGTGGATACTAGGTAAAATAAGGGTTTACTTTTCAGGTAAACTATGATATAATAGGCATTATGAACAACCTTGAATCAATATTAGAGATGTGGAAGAAAGACAGTGTAATCGATGAGATGAACCTGGATGAATCTTCTAGATCTACAGCAAAACTACACTCCAAATACTTAGAACTATATACTGTTAATAGACTTAAATCCAAGAAATTAGATCTGGAATTAAAAGTTATATTAAGAGATAAGTTTAATCATTACAATGGAAAACTAGACCAAGAGAGTTTAGATCGTCTTGGATGGGATTACGATCCACTAAATGGATTAACAGTACTTAAATCTGACATGGATAAGTATTACGATGCTGATCCTGTTATACAAGCACACCAAACAAAAATGATATACACTGAAGAAATGGTATTAGCATTAAAAGAAATACTAGATACTGTTAAGTGGAGACATCAAACAATTAAAAATATGATTGAATGGCGTAAATTTACGAGTGGAATTTAAATTTCACGATCACAAATTCGAAAACATAGGAAGATGGTACGATGTAATTCGTAGTGCCATGAATGAATTAGGCCATACAGAAAACCCAGACAAAGCCGATATCCACTTTTATAATCATATAGAAAATAACGGTCCTTCCGATGAAAATATTATTATAGTAAAACCCACAGCTCCTACTTCCAAACACTTCGCCTTA